TTTACATACGAAGAATTTTTATACAATAAGCCTATGGCACGATAAGTCATAGGCTTTTTTTATTTATGGCAGATAAGAAAACAGATTATACGGAAATAAACCTTGAAACCCTCAAGATGTTTGAGGATGCAGGAGAGATGAACGTCATCGACGATACGGATGTCACTGAAGACATGAAACAAATCCTCGAGGATGCTAATACGTACTGGACAAATCTTCAGAACTTTAGAGACAGAAGAGAAAGAAACAGGGAATATTACAGAGGAAGACAATACTCTGACCTTGTGGACGATCCAGATAACGAAGGTTCAAGCGTATCAGAAGAAGAATTGATCTTACGATCTGGAAGACAGCCACTTGTGAATAATCAAGTAAGACAATTAGTAAAGAATTTAATAGGTCAGTACCGTATGAACGACTACAAGCCTATGGTCAGAGCGAGAAAAAGAGAGGATGCTAAGAACACAGAGATGATGACTAATGCACTTCAGTATTGCTACGACACAAACGAATTGACAGAATTAGATGCTAGAGCTTTTGAGGAATTCCTGCTCAGTGGATCTGTCATATGGAAGACTGGATTTGACTACTTCAGAGAGAAGGATATGGAGGATGTAAGCGTGGAGATGGTCAACCCGTCCAGACTTTTTTTTAACACTGATGTAAGCGATGTCAGATTGAAAGATGTGAGGTTTATAGGAGAAATAATAGATACCACGTTGGAGCAAGTAATCAAGGCATTTGCTAAAAACCCTGGGGATGAAGAAAAGATAAAGATGATTTATGCCAACGATGACTATAACAGAGCCGACTATACAGGAGACTTTGATAGCGATAATGTTGACAATACATCATTCTATGTTTCAGAGACGTTGGATCAGGTGAGGCTGTTTGAGGTGTGGAGAACGGAGATGGAAGATAGAGTTATGTGTCATGACTTACTTACTGGTGAATACTACCAACACCCTATCGATATTGTGGACGTCGCTATATCAGTTATTGAACAAGAAAATGTTAAAAGAATAGAAGAGGCTCAAGCACAAGGAGTAGACTTAGAGCTTATACCATTAATTCAGTACGAGGTAAGAAAAGAAGAAGTATGGAAATACTACTTCATATCACCATACGGTGACCTTCTTGCAAGTGGAAACACACCGTTTGAACACCAACAATTCCCATACACAATGGGATTATATCCTATGGTGGATAGTGAAGTCTTTGGATTCGTTGAGGATATCATCGATCAACAAAGACACATAAACAGAATTATATCACTTATGGATTTTATGTTGGGGGCATCAGCGAAGGGTGTACTTATGATTCCAGAAGAGAGTATTCCCGATGGGCTGACACCACAAGATTTTGCAGATCAGTGGGTCAAAGCTAATGGTATTATAGTATACAAAGGGAAGAGTGGTGTAGCCCCTCAACAGGTTGTAGCAAATTCTTCTACTACCACAGGAAATCAATTACTAGGTCTACAGATGCAGTTAATTAAGGAGATATCTGGTGTTACCGAAGCCATACAAGGACAAACTCCAGGGTCTGGTACTCCAGCATCATTATACCAACAAATGACCACAAACGCTACTATTTCAAGCCGTGACTTTTTTGAATTCTTCTTTGCTGTAAGAAGAAAAAGAGATTTTAAAATGGTACAAAATATAAAACAGTTCTACGATGCGCCAAGGTATGTTAACGTAAGCGGAAAAGATTACGATCAAGAAGCCTACATGTACGATCCTACGCAAGTCCAAGACTGTAAATTTGATATTGTAATTGCAAAATCAGCTAACGCCCCAGTATTCAGACAGATGATCGACGACTACCTCTTCCAGTTCTTACAAGGAGGTCTAATCGACATCAATATGTTCCTAGAGAACACGAGTATGCCATTCGCAGATAAATTATTAGAACAGATAAAACAAAAGCAAGACACTCTGCAACAGACGATGCAAGGCGGACAACCACCTTCGCAAGAAGCTATGCAGATGTTAGGACAGGCGATGGGAGGAGCTAAGTAATGACAGAGAAACAAAGAGACAGAGGAAGGGTGATAACGTTATTGATACTTTTATCAATAATATTTTTGGGCATGTGTAGTGGATGCACGGAGTTGTTGTATAAATCCGATAGCGTGTATGTGACACACGTACTTGCACTCACTAACAAAGGAGATACCGTCAAGATAAGACTTAATCAAATAAAACCACAAGAGATGTATCATGTTGTTGGTTATGATTTTGTGAGGTTTGATGATAATAAATATTATGTTCCATATAACGATAGAAGGTACGATTTAAGGTATCAAAAAAGATTCAGTTACTACGGAGATCCTTATGGGTATTATGGAAGAATATACAATAACAATCAAAAAATTTCTACTATAAATAATTACAGTAGAGGTAGTGGTTACACAGGAAAAACTACTGGTGGAGGAAACAATCCAGTTGCGTCTAATCCAGTAACCAGTGGGGAAGTAAAAAGTAAAAACAATTGATATGGCACTAAGTAAAAAACAAAAAAAATTAGACTTGAATAAAAACAATAAGCTTGACAAACAAGATTTCATGATGCTTAGAAAAATGAAGAAAAGCAAAATGAAAAAACTTAATGTTGGCTATAAAAAGAAATGAGTAAACTGATTGCTAAAATATTAGGTAATGCAGGAGGCAGTGTGATAGAGAAGATATCTAATGTCGCCGATAAGTTTATTACCACAAAAGAAGAAAAAATGGATTTCGAAAAATCCATGAAAGAAATTGTAATTGATGCTGAACAAAAAGCGCAAGCTGAAGTGACAGAAAGATGGGTGGCTGATTCAAAAGCTGGGTGGTTATCTGCTAACATAAGACCAATAACCTTAATCTTTCTCACTGGAGTGTTTGTGATAATGAGTTTTTTTGATGGTAACATAGGTGATTTTTCTATATCGGATGGATACAAACCGATATACCAAACTCTTCTACTCTCTGTGTACGGATCTTACTTTGTTGGTAGGTCTATAGAGAAGATTAAAAAGAGTGCCTAGTCGTGGCACGAAAGGTATTAACCGTTTACCGAGAAAAAAAGAGAGTTCGAAGACCAGGCGTACACGCTAAGAGTAAGACGAGTAATCATATGACTTCTCGTCACTACAAGAAAAAGTACCGTGGTCAAGGGCGTTAATTAAAAGAAGAAAGGTTATGTGGAGCATATTTAAAGATGAGAATGTATACAATGAGAAATCCATAATAGGATTCTGCTCATTTATGATAATGGTTGTGTTTGCAGTATTTGATTTGGCTACTGGTTTTTTTGGTAAAGACCTTGTAATCAATGAAGTGGTGTATAACAGTTTTGTTTGGGTAACACTAGGATCTCTAGGGATTGCTGGTGTTGAAAAATTTAAAGGAAATGGTAAGTAAAAAAATAAAAGCACCTAAAGGTTATCATTGGATGAAGAAGAAGGGTGATATAATAAAATTAATGAAGCATGGACCAAAACCTTTTGTTAAACACAAAGGAGCAAGTCTATACGCAAAGTTTAAAATTCAAAAAAAACATAAGTAATGTACGGATACGGAAAAAAGAAGTCTTCTAAGTCTTACAGTAAGACAAAGAAGAAAAAAGGAAAAAAAGGAAAAAAGAAAAAGTATTAGAAGTGAGACTCATAAGGTGTACTTGCGACGATATGTTAGAGATATGCGATTGTGAAATGGCAGATCAATACACATGTAAAAACGAATCGTTTGGTGAGGACAGATGTGAAAATATTGAAGAGTGTGAAGTTTGTAGAAATGATTAGATTAATATTTATAGTTATTATGTTAAGCGTTACCAAAAACGCTAATGCACAGTTTTTAAAGAATCTGTTTAAGTATTCTACTGTCTATACCTCTGGTAATATCAGCATGCCTTTACAGTCAGATAATAAAGAGTTTTTTGTCACGCAAGAAGGTGAAGTAAGAGACATTACCATTGAGCCAAAGTACGATTACAGGTACTCTATTGGTATAAGAAAAATAGCCCGTTTCGACTACGAAAACAGAGCGAATAGGTATTATGATGGAAGTGAGCAGAACGTCTCTCTAACCTCAAATATAGGTGCTGTAAAGGGCTGGGAATATCTCTTCCAAAACGATTGGATCAAAAACAGAGGAGATGAGTATAAAAACCAAAGGTATTTTGTGAGGTACTTAGGAAAGAGATTTATCGTCAAGGCTGAACAAAGAAACGAGGGAGCTATAAATCTAAAGTATACCGCAGCAGATGTTAGGTTTAGGTTTCCTATTGGATCAAAAGTTAATATATCAGCTGGAGCTGTTTACAGAAATTCGGAAAAAGTTTTTGGTTATAACCCTATAGAGGAATATTTAGAACCAGACACCGTCAATTGGTGGGACTTAGCTAATGATTACGGTTATAAGGACCATGGTTACTATATTATAGGAGATCCAGAAAAATCGATCGATTGGTACTGGACAGATACTACTGGCGTAAGGGTAGCAGATTCTGATCTAGACTTTAGAAAACATGTTTATAAAAGGCTGGTAAACAGATACAACAGAGAGAAACTATCAAAATTTAAATCTTTTGGTTACGTGTCAGCTATCGTTGGATACGACGTGTATCATTACTCCGATAAATTTTATTTACATAATTGGATAAGCGTTATGCCTATAAACAAACTTCTGCATGGAGACGAAGATTTTTCATATGTTTCTTTTGTTGAGGATAAATGGATTGATTATCAAGTAGGTCTTTTGACGGGTATATACATAGGAAAGAAAAAACAATTTGGTTTTTATATAGAAGCAGAGTATTCAAAGTTATGGGACAAGAAGATATACAATGCACAGGTTGGAGTGAATTATAATTTTAAATAAAGTGGAAACATTTGAAGCAATAAATCAAGTAATAAATAAGTTTTTGGAAGACCCTTTATACTTCTGGGAAGTACCTATGTTATTATTTATGGCTTTGTTTTTTTTATTGATGTTTTGGCAGTTTACAAAAGATGATTTTTAATGAATAAAGAAGTAAGAGAAATTTCTGAGGATACCAAGATAGGTGTAGATTATGACGGCGATGGTAAAAGCGATTTTTCATTAAGCCTCAAAACAATTGGTGGATTAATTGCTGGAATAGTTATGGTTGTAATGTTTTACATGCAAATACAAGAAGACATTGAAGAAGCAAAAAAACTACCTAAAATAGGATCTGGACAGTATACGATCGACGCAGGAGATCCACAAGCTATCAATACCTATCCTCCAACTAGAAGCGAGTTTAAAATGAAAGATGAAATGTCGAGAATGACCTTACAACAACTCATTAGTAAGGTTGATGAGATTGAAGATGAAATTGATGAAATAAAAGTAGAATTAGCAAAAAAGAAAGACAGATGAATAAGGTAAAAATTTTTTTTAAATCTAAGTCTAATGAAGAACTGGGAATGTATTTCTCATTTGTTTTGTTTATGCTTTTTTTTATAATAGGATTAATTGAAAGGATATGAGTAAAGTTGCTGTAAAAACAAAACCTAAGCTTTGGAAAAGAATAGTTTCTAATGTCAAATCGGGTACGAAAGGAGGTAGATCTGGGCAGTGGAGTGCAAGAAAAGCTCAGATAGCTACTGCACGTTATAAAAAAGCTGGTGGTGGATATAAAGGTAAAAAATCATCTGGAAACAGATTATCGAAATGGTCCAAACAAAAATGGGGATATGTCTCTAAAGGAGATGAAAAAAAACCAAGAGCTAAAAGAGGAAGGTACTTACCAGAAAAGGTTAGAAAAAATATGACATCTGCACAAAAAGCAGCAACAAATAGAAAAAAAAGAGCAGCAAGCAAATCAGGAAAACAACGAGCTAAGTACAGCAAGAGTACGGCAAGAAAAGTCAGAAACGCATGAAGAAGAAAGATTCAAGATTGACTAGGCTTGGTGTCAGTGGATACAATAAACCTAAGAGAACTCCTGGTCATCCAAAAAAATCACATGTTGTTGTAGCAAAAGTAGGTGACAAAGTAAAAACAATTAGGTTTGGTCAACAAGGTGTAAGTGGTGCAGGTAAAAACCCACAATCTGCCAAGGATAAAGCAAGAAGAAAATCATTTAAGGCAAGGCATAGAAAAAATATAGCAAAAGGAAAAATGAGCGCAGCGTACTGGGCAAATAAAGTTAAATGGATGTGGTTAATCTTAATGTTGTCTTTTCCATTTGTAACGTTTTCTCAAGCTTTTTTACACGACGATGACTTTGAAAAAAAAACGGCGCAAGGTATTGTGGTTGTAGAGTTTTACGCCTCATGGAACGATGCAAATGCTGTACAAGTTAAAAAATTAATGAATTGTAAAAAATACAGGGTTAGCATGGACACAGACATGTCTTTACTAACAAAGTATGAGGTTATGGCAGTTCCAACTGTTGTCTTATACCAAAACGGCAAAGAAATAACAAGGTGGATACCTAATATCATGATGAAGCTAGACGGTAAGCTATCTGAAATACAAGAATATATAGACGAGCTTATAGGAGATAAATTTTAGATATGCCAAGATTAAATAAAGAACAAAGAGAAGAGTTAGAAAACGAATTACAAAACCTTATTAACAACAAGCAGTTTGAAAGATTTGAGCAGATATGTATCAGTGAAAAAATTCAAACGCTTATGGACATAATGGAAAACATTAAAGAGTTAGACAACCCTCATTTCATAAAAATACAAAGAAAATGCGAGAAGAAATTAGACCAATTAATAGATTATTTGTAAGGTATTGGGTCACAGACAATGTCTTAACGTGTTTCGATTATAGTGTAAACTATAGTGAAAATAAGAATTTCTATTATGATTTTATAGATTAACTTATTTATACCTAAGATATATCTTATATATACCTTATAATTTTCTTAATTTTTTTATATAAATATCAATTATTATATATTTTTATTGTTATATTGTAAGTGTTAAATAATAAATATGAATAAAATGCCAAATAAAAACATTTCTAATTTAAGTAAACCATACACCATAGATGAAATTAGAAATGAAAATATCTACTACAATTCACCCAGAGAAGTGGGTCTTAAAAAAGCTTTAAAATTATACTCTAAAGAGCTTGAAAATATTAATTTAAATGATAAGAACGAATTAGAATTAGGTGATTACAATCACAAGGTAATAGTGCCAAATATTAAGTCTTATTCAAAAAGGTTTAAAAAGTTTAGAAATAGCATAGGATTGACACAAAAAGAAATGGCTGTTATTGTTAATACTACACAGCAGAGTATATATCAAATTGAAAATGGTAATGCTATACCATCTGTAGTTTGGATTATTAATATGATCATCTACTTTGATCTGAATGCTCACTGGTTCTTAACAGGTGAGGCTTCTATGTATACCTCTAGAGATTTCTTAGAAGAAAGATTTAATGAGATAAGTAAAGAAAAAAATAATCTTCAAAAAGAAATTAATAGAAAAAATAAAATGATAGACCATTTGATGCAATGTAATAATTAAGTAATATGAAGTATTTTAAAGTCAAACCAGATATAACAAAACACACACTTAATAAATTAAATTTTATACAAGCAGGAAAATTTAAATCAAAAATGGTGTATGAGAAAAGAGTTGAACTACCGTTCAATATAAATCCATTTGAGAATTTAATTAATTGTGATACCAATGACTGTATAGTGCTTACGGCTCATGCATCAAAACCCTTGAAAAAACACTATAAGACTTCACATAATTTATATTTTGTTTCTGCGCATTCAGATTACCCAGGGATAACAGATATAATTTTGACAAATACCAAATCCTTAAAAAAAGTCATATCAGCCGTGAAAACAGCACGTGAAAATCATGATGAATTTGGTAAGTTTATTATGGATAATCAAAAGAAAAAACCTGAACTACAAATTATTAAAAATGTGAAAAATATTTTTAAATTATAATTCTTCTTCATACTTTTTATAGGCCATTAAATCAACTCTAGAGAGTTTTATATTTTCCTCACCGTTCCACCATTTATGCTTTACGTCTGTCCATTTATTTTTAAGCATAAGGGTTTCATTGTCTCTGCATATTTTAATGGTAGCACATTCGTGTGATTTTAAATACTTGTAAAAAGTCTTTTTCACTTTACTAATGTTAATATAGCGTCTGGGTAATTGTACTTCATCATGGCATTTGTCACTCTCCATTTTAATGTAAAAGCATATTGTTTAGCTGTTATGGCTGATTTAACTTCTATGTATTCATCTTCACCATCGTGGTGTTTCACAAGAAAATCTATCTTGTAATTAAACAGCCACTCACCAGTAGGTGCGTATATTTTTAAATTAGGATGTGGTTCCCAATCCTTTATCTCTCCAGCACGCTTTTTGTCTTCTAAATACATTGCGTACTCCGCCTCTTTTTTTGAATCGTACTTATGCCCGTTCCACTCCGTTCTTTTTGCGTTGTACTTATTTTTCTTTTTTGCGTTATAAAACCAATTTACTCTGTATGCCATAATTTTTAAATTTCTACGAAGGATGACCTTCTGTTAATATACCTATGATGACTTTCCACGTCCACTTCCACACATGGGTCCATGTAACTCGTAGCGAGCCACAAAGCACCCATAGTTGTTATGAGCATGTCATCGTTCTGCCCATCAACCGCACCCATGCTGCCGTCTGCTTTTAATTCATAGTAATCAGCTTCGTAGTACACTCTCTCATCGTATTCTTCGTAGCCCCTCTCACGGAGCAACTTATTGAAGTTGTCTATCATCATTGTCTTAGATGCCTTGTTTGTGTGAAATCCATATCTTTTTGGTTGACCTTCCCTGATCTGATCAATGGAGGTTCTGGTAAATAAATTATCGTAGTGTTCGGATATTTCATCTAGAATTGTTAGGTAATGATTGCCCTCAGCTCCCATGCCTTTTGTTTGAAGTGAGTTTACCTCTACCGCAAGGAGTGCATTGTTATAGGCTTTTGCTATCTGAACAGCTTTCCATGCAAACAGATCTTGATCCAAATGACCTCTCCATGAGCATGCCCTTACTGGTATTCCTCCGTTCATCATATCGTACCTATCAATTACAGTGATAGCCGAGTAATCTGCCTTTTCTGTTCTTCCTCCAATATCTACAAATGCACAGTATCTGTTCTTCATATTTTCTGTTGGAGGATCTTCTGGAAACCTCCATATCTTCAGATTACCTTTTTTTGTTTCAAGTATCGAGAGGTCTTCTAAACACTCTTTACCTCCCACTTGAGGAAAGACATCACCCACAAGCTGTGGTTCTCTTAAAAGCTCTCTAAGGTTTATTATATAAGCAGGAGAGAAAGCTTTTCTTCCAGTAGACTGGAACGCTTCTCTGTCGTTACTAGGAAACTCACTCTGCATACGCCATAGGTCTTCCCCAAACTCGCTGTACTTCTCTCTGTACCAGTGTATTCCCTCAAGAGATGCTCCTTTCTTCCATAGTGTTTTTTCATAGGAGTTGAGAGATTCGTAAAACTTAATTTTTTTGTTCTTGCTTTTAAAGGGCTTTTGGTAAAGTTCTATCTCAAACCATGAAACAAAAACGGCTTTCATGTTATTTTCGCCTCTCTTTGCTTTTAACCATGTAGAATGAAAGTAATTACCTACGCCTTTAGCTGTAGATTCCATAATAAATAAAGAGTAGGGTATAGAAGGAATGGTACCAAGTATCGACTGGACCATATCGTCTGGAGATTTACCTTGTGTTGTTTTCCATAGACCTACTTCTGTGAGGTGTGCCATAGCAATATCAGATGATCTAATCGTGTCTGGTTTCTGAGCAGAGCCTATTCTTATCACGCAACCCCTTTCTGGTATCCATTTGTTTTTTTGTGAGTTTTCGTAATTAGCGAGGCTGTACTTAGCGATTTCTTTTGGTATGTTCTCTATAAGTCTTGTGTACATGCTCCTTACGTTAATGGCTTGAGCTTCTACATCACCAGCTATCACACTGTTCCAATTCTTCTTATGCATAAGCTGTAGCCATGCCATGTATATCTGAATCAGAGTAGATCCTCCCCATTGCCTTGCTTTGGTAAGGATTACCCGTATGGGTTTTTCATTAACCCTTTGCGATTCAAGGGCTACTAAAAGTTTTGACTGTGCTTTTCTTAAAACAAAGGGTATGATTTTTTCCGACTCCTTATCTTTTATTTTTACGCACATCACACAGAAAAATTCAAAATCATGTATGATTCTATACACAACAAACTGATGCAGAACCTTGTCTGTAACTAAATTGTTATCATCACAGTAGTCTTCAAAAGACTTATACCCATCGTAAATGTTCATAGACTTTGGTATGTAAAAAGGCTTACCTTTCTTGTTGTATAATCTGAATTTTTTTCTTGGAATTGAACTTCCTGCGCCTGTGTAGGGGTTGTATTCTTGATTCAATTTTTTGAGTCTTTTGTCATTTTCCTCTAAAATCTTATGAATCATATGTATAATTTGTTATATTTCTGTGCATAAATATAATCAATTATATAATTTATGCCAACAAAGACACACCTTCAAGAATATAAAGATCTTGTAGAAAAGTGTATCGACACATTAGATTACATAAAACAAACCTATCACTACGACAGAAAAACCATTCACCTTGCTAAATGCAAAATACGCTCAGGAATGTCATTACTAAACCATAAAACAACAGAAAAAGACAAACAATTATCCCAAAAAGCATTGTACAAACTCATGGATGCCGTACAAGATTTAATCAGTGGAAAGGTGACACGCCTCTACCTAGAAAGGTCTGAAGACGATACAGGAATCTACGATATAATAAATGGTAGGGATTACCCATTTGATGAATAGGTTATAAAAAAATATTATATTATCCATAGAATATGCATAATTATTATTAATTTTATGGTATTAAAAGTATTTGCGTACTCTACGCAATATAGTTTAGTTAGTTAATGAGCCTTGTGGTCTAATCTACGAGGCTTTTTTTATATATGAGTAAAGTAAATAATACAAATACAGATTCTAAGGAAACGCCTAGAACTGTACCTACTGGCAAGGGTAACACATACGATCAGTTACTAGATGTTGCTAGGGGACAAGAAGCTGAGTCTACGACAGAAGAAAACGTAGAAAACACTCAACCAGAAGTTGAGGAAAATGCAGTAGAAACAGAAGTTGTAGAAACAGAAGAGGTTGCTAAAGAAGAAGAAAGTGTTTCTGAAGATACTGATAACAAAGAAGAGGCTACTGAGGAAGTAGACGTTGAATCACGGGTCCAAGAACTACAAAAGAAAGAAGAACTCTCAGACGATGAGGTAAAATTTCTTGAAGACAACGGATACGAGGTAACAGTAGAAGGTAAAGAAGAAGAAACAGTACAGGATAACAAAGAAGAGGAAAAGGTAGAGGAAATAGGTATTCCACAGTACGCTGAGACACTTCTTAATTTATATCCTAACGAAAAGATTGATTCAAAAGATGAGGCTGAGGGTTTACTCATGAAACATCTTGAGAATGAGCAGAACGTAACCAATCAGCTTGGTGAGATTATAAAAGGTAATCCAGAGCTTTCAGATGTCCTAAAAGACATGATGAACAACAAGACTGATTTTATGACTGCCATAACAACACACTTAGATATTGAAGGTTCTAAGCCCGTGCCTGGTGATGATAATTACGAGCAGTGGGTAGAGCAGAAAATACTAAGAAAGCAACAACAGGAGCAAGAAAAAAACAGACTTCAAGTTTTAGAACAAAACAAAAAGTCATCTGCTGAGGTTGCAAACAGTTATGTAAAAGGAAAAGGGTTTGACAACAACACAAGGTCTGAGTTTTTTAATAAAATAGATACCGTAGTGCAAAGTCTAAACCAAGGTAAAGTAGACGACCAGATGCTAGACATCTTTTTTAAGGGCATGAACTATGAGAAAGACATAGCCGTAGCCGAGAAAAAAGGAGAGATTATGGGAGCTAATAAAAAAATCTTTACCATTAAAAGAAAAGAAGCAAATGTAATGCCTAGAGTTACAAGTAATTCTGCTATAAAAGGGAAGCCACAACAGCAGTATACTAACGATTCAGCTAAAAAGCTAGATGCTTTTTTAGGCAAAAGCAAACCGAGAACACCCAGAAAGTAAATAGACGGTTGATGGTGTGTGAGGATGAAGAAAGTTTTTAATTAAACTGTTTATTTATTATGAATATAAATTTGAAAAACATCGCAAAGTGGTCACTCAGTTTAGTGGCTCTTGCGTATATGGTTATGCCAGAAGTAGCTTCGGTTATTGATGGTTTGTTTGGGTTTGGAGCAGAAGGAGTCGCAGTTGGTATGGCTTTAGTGCAAGGTACTAATACTAATGATGGTACTGAGGCTGCTGATAGTGGAACTGGTGCTGGCACTGGTAATCTTCTCTACAAACGTGATGTTTCTCAGATAGTAACAGAGATAAAGCCTGACGACTTTCCTCTAGATACTATTTTAAGAAATATAAGAGGTGCTGAATCTGCATACAACAGAAAAGTTGAGTATGAAGAGGTAACCTTTAGAAGTGCAAGTGCAACTGCTACATCTTCTGATTCTGTTTCAGGATTAACGCAAGACGTAACATTTGGTAACAACAAAACTTTCTGGGCAGTAGATGATATTGCTTATGTTCCTGCTGTTACAGGCGGAGGAGCTACAGGAGGAAGTAGGTGTATCGTAACTGCTGTTAATACAACAACTGGTGAGGTTTCTTTCCAGGCTATTAACACGGTAGGTAATACTATGACATCTTTGGGTTCAACCCCAGTTGCTTATAGGTTAGGTAATGCTAAGACTGAGCTAGACGCTCAAACTACAAGCGTTTACTCTTTACCTGCACAGGATTTCAATTATGCACAAACTTTTATGGCGCAAATTGAAAGATCTGTGATTGAGTCTAAGTACAATTCAATCAGTGGTTATTCTTTCCAAGACAAAGTAAGACAGGTCATTTATGACATGAGGTCTTCTATGGAAAGATCATTAATCGCTGGTGTAAAAGCTAAGACTACAGTTGGTTCTGACATACATTACACTGCTGACGGATTGATTAATAAAATCTCTAAATCGTTCAGTTTTGGTACTGGTGACGTAACTGGTGGATATACTTCAAGTAATGTTACTGTATCTAATGTAATTGATATGTTAGAAAATGCATTTGCTGGAAACGCTGGATCGGATTCTAGACTATTATTAGGTGGTAAAGAATTTATTTCTGGTCTATCAAAAGTTGATAAGTACGACAGAAATCTACAGTCTGAAGGTAATACTATTTTACATGGTGTTCAGGTTAGAAGGTTGATTTCTGATTTTGGTGTATTAGACGTTAAACACTCTAAAGCTATGGATGAGCTAGGCTTAGCTAAAAAAGCTCTTATCCTTGATTTAGATCATATCTACAAGCATGAGCTTGAGCCAATGTCTGTTGAAGAGTTAGATCTCAACAAGGCTGGATCAAGAAGAACTCAGGATGCTATGAGAATGGTAGAGACTTCGTGTTCTTCTATCAGATACTCTGGTTCTAATGGGGTTCATGTTGTGGTTAGTCCATCTGCATCATAATAAACAATATTTATTGTTTAGCAACATAAATTGGGGGAGGTTTTTCCTCTCCCTTTTTTAAAAATTAAATTTTATGAATAAAAAACAAGGAAAATTATTAGGCAAAACATTTGAAACTGTTCAATACACAGACCATACTATGGGTATTACTGTAAATGGACAAAGGAGAACAATACATTTTGCTAATGGAATAGACCAAAGAGAAAATGGGTTTATAGGTGGAAAATACCATACTACAGATCCTGATGAAATTAAAATTTTAGAAAATCATCCTCATTTTGGAACTGAAATTGTATTATTTAAAAATGTTATAGAGTACGATTACAATTCAAGTCTTACTAATGACACGGAACAAAAAGAAGATACGATGAAAATTGTAGATGAAGTTACTACAATGGCTGAAGCATCAGCTTGGCTGAAAAAAAACTTTGATGATGTCTCTTATAAAGAGGTATCAAATGCTAAAGCAATTAAAAGTTTTATAAAGGATAACAAGGTAAGTTTTCCAAAACTATTTAAATAATACATCATGGCAAGAAGTAGAGAGTTTCTAAAAAATCTTGTGTCGTCTAGAATAGATGAGGTGATTCCAGTAGGTAGTGTGGTCCAAGGACAGACAGCTATTGAAACACCGATTGACGCAATAGAAGATGAATTAGATTTCTCTGCTGAGTTTGTTACTAGGGTTGGAAATATAGAACAACTATTTCCAGCTTTGGTTTCAGATTTAAAATATTTTCACGACCACAATAACATTACTAAATCAGATGGATCAAAAGTTGCGGCAGATACAGATCAGCTAAAGTTTATAAAAACCGACCTTTCTGCTATAATACCTTTACCAGAAGATTTTTTACGTTTTGTATCTTTAAAACTAAGCTCTTCTAAAAAAGAAATAACAGAGCTGCTAAGCTCCCAAGATCCTCAGTACCGATTGCAACAAAACAATCCTTATACTTCTGGTACTAGGCACAAACCCGTGGCTGCTCTAGTATCTTTTACTGACTATGCTGACTCTTCTAATTATAAAAACAATTCTAATTCAGCCATAAACACAAACTTATTACAAAGAAAATACACCGTAGATGCAAACGGTAATCTAACAACAAATCAAACATTATCTGGTTTAAATAATTCACTTAGTGGATTAGCAACAGACGATGTTATTGTTTTAAAAGGACAAACAAATCCAAGAGAAAACGGCACATACCTTGTAAATGCTAGTGGGTCTCCGACAAAACTCTCAAAGAACTTTAATACCATCACCGACTCAGGCACTATCTTTGCTACAGGTCAAGTAAACAACATGGCTATAGAGTTTTTTAAAGCAAATGCTACATCTGATACGATAGAAAAATTTGCTTACATACCAAGACTTTTAGCCGAAGAGATACCAGATGGATTGGTTGATCCTCTGTGTTATCACTGTGCAGGCAGGGTTCTTGAGTCCATGCAAAGACCACAAGAAGCACAAGCAGTATACACAAAGGCTAACACGTATTTAACGGTTTATAAAGAAGGATTAATAGGACAAGAATAATGGCAACAGATAGTAAAAATACCTCAAGATTAGATTTAGACGACATATACGATTCTATAAAAAGAAGAACGTTCTATAAGTGTAAAGCAAAAAATTTAGATCATGACAAGTATGGTATATCTGGTGAAGACACTGAGGTGCTATATGAATTTATCACCGAGGGGACAGAAATTGTAGCTAATACAGCAAATTACATTAAGTTTCACACACAGTCTGGTTACGATGCACTTACCTATTACAGCCAGTACGAGAAACAAGACACGGATAACAACGATAAATTTACATTTGAGTCTGATACTGATGAGGATGGTGATTTGACAAATCCAGACAGCGTTACTATCGATAATAAAGATATTATGTACCAAGACGATAACTCCGATAATCTTGGAGATAGAAAAACTGGAGAAAAACTTAATCAAGGGTCTGGCGATACCATCACATTTCAGATAACTGATTTAAATACAGACCAAACAAGATATACTGTAGTACAGGGATTTATACGATCTGCTTTAATTAATTATTCTTTATACAAGTGGTACACGCTTGTAGGTCTTGGAGATGACGCTGCCGTAGAGCTTGCTGAATTTAATGTTGCTAAGGACAGAGTAAGATATAATGCTGTGGGAAACCACAGAAACAAAACCATAAGTAGAAAGTATAGAATGTTTTAATGGCAGGATCTTTTAAACAACTTCAGATTAAGTCTATTAATACTCTCTCAAATGAGGATGAGTACGTAGACGGTTCGTGTGAAATAATTGATAATCTAGAGCCAAACGGTCTAGAATCAAATCCTAAGTGGAGTCCAGCGCAACAACACTTACTCAAACACAACACAAATTACTCTGACTCTGGTAACGTAAAAGAAAAAGTATTTCACGTGCAGAGGGAAGGGTTAAATACAGACTTTGATCATGGAAGTAGAGCTGGAACAGATTACTTTATAGTATGCGAGGCTGAAGGAACAAACGATGACATTATTGTATCGACTACCACAACCTCTGGTTCTGATAAAAACAAACTTACTAATATTATAAAATCAGATTCTAACACAGGTTTTCACGGAAGTCCCAACATGCAAGCGTTCTCTCTTCGTGACGACCAGCAGTTTATTCTTATAAACGAAAGCGCAGAAACAGATAAACATAATCCTAAAACATTTAATCCAGACACCTCTTATATGTACATGAATAGAGGAGATACTGTGGGTCAGGTAATTCCTCCTACTTTCCCAACCCTTACCGTTTCACATAGTAACGAAGAATTTCCTTTAGATACGTTTGAAAAAGCTTTTCCTTTGGGAGATTATCCTGGATTACTTGCGAATAGGGACAGGTACGTAGGGGTAATTTTTGGCTATCAGACACCTTCTGGTCAGTACATAAAGCAAACGGCTCCTTACATACATAAAATAGATGGTTTGATAGATGGGCAGTTTACAACAAATTTTGCTAAACTGACATGTAACGATACCGCTACAAGTAACTTTGATTCTGTATCCTTAGAAAAGTTTAGATTTAATGCAACATCAAAAGTTGATTCATTAGGTGGTGATGTTACTACAGGAGAATTAGGTAAAATATCAGGAGATACAACTAATGAAAAGTTTGTTGTAACATCTCCAATAAGTGTTCAGATACAGATAAAGTACAAGGTAATGTCAAGAACATTTTCTAGCGCAAATTCTAGTTTTGGTGCAAGTTTTTCTATAAAAATAAGAAAAGATGGTTTTGGGGACGCTTTTACTTCTGTATTTACGGAAACAATTTCACCGTACAATTTATACGGTGTGTCCGCTGGATCCGAGTTTACGGCATTATCTGATAATATAACATTAGATGCTGGTGATTATTTTTGTGTTTTGGATGACATGACAGGATTTGATGCGTTATCTGTGAGGGTAACAGAATTTAATATTCTTGTGCAAGCAAATGCAGCTAACACCGTATCGCAAAGAAACAGAGTATCTACATTGCAATTTACTTCAAACGGCACTGACACAGGCGATATATTTGGACACAGCTCCTCTAATGCATACACAAAAGCATTTAGTGATTCAGGATCTTATTACCCTACAAATGAACTTATTGGTGATACAGGAAGGCAAGTTGCCCACAATAAGATAAGAGATTTCTATGGATTATCAGGAGTACACATATTCATTACAACGCCTAAAGACACCTTTGACGACGCAATTAATGAAGGTACGTATTATCATATTGCTAATTTTACAAAGACACAGACAGACGGTGTGCTTGACTTTAAAGACAACGAGTCTATAATAGTTACAAAAAGAGTAATGAATAACGATCCTTTCTCTCACCACTCGCTTAGTGCATATAACATGAGAAAAGCCTTAAACAGGGTTTGGCTGATGGGTCTGGTGACAGATTTTGCACCAGCACAGTCTTCTTTTTACCCAGGATTTTTAGCACATACATCCGATGGTAGCACAGGAACTACTAACTTAAATTACAATCCTGATTTCGATTTTAATAACGATTTACTGACGCAAGTCTTTGATAAGCCTCTAGTTTGTTACATTACCGTAACCATAAATATCGACGGTAAAGAATTCAAAAGAATAAGTAAGACATTTCTTAAAGGTCATGTTAATGGCAGCACTAAAATATCGATGATACCTAATCAAATAGGATACCCAGACAGAAGAGCTACTAAGATAGAATTTATAGCCACACACGGTTCTGGATATCAAAAATTTGAATACGAACTAGAGAAACATCCATTTTTAAACATTGCATACAACTATTCTGAGGACCAGAGGCTTACTACAGCGACAGATGGTAGTATATCTATTCCTTCACCAGGAACAGCCCTAACGGCTAACAGAAAAAAATTATATGAACCAGGAAAGGTAAGGGTATCGTCTATAGACGGGTACACATTTCCTTTAGAACAGACATACGAAGTGGACGACATGGTTATATCTTGTGTAGATAACATACAAGAAGCGGCACAAAGTTCATTTGGTAGGTATCCAGTAACCGTATTTTGCGCAAACAAAATATACGGGTTTGAATTTGGAGAGGGTGGCGTACTCTTTAAAAAATTAATGCTTATAACAGATGATTTTGGTATATATTCAAGAGATGCTGTTACGACACTAAAAGGATCTATATTCTTTTTAGATAAAAACAGCATGTACGTTATGGCTGGAAATAACATCCAAGAATCACACAGACCTATAGAAGATGTTAAAGAACCATCTTTATCTGTTGCCACATCAGATCCATTTGCAGCAACGATTGGCACTACAGATCTTTTTAAAGGATTTTTTACTGGCACAGGGGATCCTAGATTATTCAGTGATCCTAATAAAAACAGACTATATATCTTTAAAGGAGGTAATTACTACCCATTGAAACCGTTTTTAATTTACGATACAAGGTATAATTCATACTACACGTCTAGTCAGATATACAAAGATTTGTTTTTTGTGAACAGTACTCCGTATGGATTTAAAATAGAAAGTAACACAATAAAAATATACAGCCTACACGACGTAGACACAACAGACACGTCTACAGAAATCAAACTAGCCACAGGGTTCATGCCTTTTGATTCAACCTTTAATTATAAGAAATTATTATCTAGTGTTTTGCAAGGAACTTTTGAGACCAAAGCTAATGAGTATTGTTTTATAACCCTACAAGGTAAAAGAAGTACACATAATGATCCAACAACTTTAATAAAAATAACTATTGGAGAATCTGGAGTAGCAGTATCTCAAGACGGTATATATATAAAATCAAACAGAGGATCCTATCAATCTTTTAGATTACTAATCAATGGTACCGCTAAAATTTCTACAAAAATAGGACAAACTCTATTTAATTATTTGCCTCGAAACGCTAAAATTAAAATATAAATTTCGTAAATTTAAGGATGAAATGAAGAAATTCATTTTGTTATACGTTTAAGCCGCAGGCTCCTTGTGAATCTGCGGTTTTTTTTTTGGTTTTATGCAAGTACCTTATGAATATATTAAAAAGCAAATCGTAGGAAGTGGAACTACAAATCATGTTTTCAACTTTGCTTTAAATTACGACTGTACAGGACAGACATTATCTGTCGATGTATTTCAAAAAGAAATTAATAAAATCAAGACTGTAGCGTCTGGAATAAGTGGGGAAAAAAGATACAAACCAGTAGTGGTCACTGGAAATTTCAGCGGCATAAACGCTGGAAGTGATTATGTCATAAAAGTAATTTCATCTACTACCGATGCAAACGGTAATGTGACAGGTAAAAAAACAGTCACAAAAGGAAATTTAATTATAAAGTAAATGGCTATAAATGACGATTTAACATTAGTTTTAGGTCATGTTGACGATACAAAATTACCTGTAAAATTTATATTACAGCAAACATGTACTGGAGAGAATATTGACGCAGAGGTATTTTTAATCGGCGGTCAGAAGGTTGGTGATGTACACATATCAAACGACAGAGCCTCTGGGGGTTTACAAGGTCAAGAAGTTACTGTTAATATTAGTTTATCTACCATACCTATAGGAGATAAATATTCTTTAAAATTTTCAACACCAAACGTCGGAGTTGTTGGTAAGTCTAAATTGGTTGTTTTTGCTGAAGATGGTTTCTCAACATCACCATTAACATCTGCTGGTACAGATTTTATTTTAAACAGCTTATCTGGAGGATTAGTAACTGTTTATAAACCTAACGTACAATACGCCTCTGGTCCAGTAGTTGTGGTTCATAACAACGAGCTTTATCTGTATATAGGAACTTTTCCTTTTACTTCTACCAATATCACAAATGAGTTAGCTAGTGGTTTATGGAGAAACGTTTTAAGTCTTGACACAGAAACACTGCAAGATCTTATTGGCGCAATGGTATCTTCTAATACAGAAACAGGAATTGCTGTCACTTATGACGATACTAATGGAAAGTTAAATTTTGCTATAGACGGCACAATAGCTACACTTACAGGTTCTCAAACACTTACTAATAAGACATTAACAAATCCAACTATAAACGCTGTAAGATTACTTCAAGGCAGCGGTAACGTCTTACTTGATTCTAAAATATTTCGTGATAATAGTGGTAGTACAGACGCACATAATTACTTTGGTTTTAATGGTGATAATGTATTTCAGATATACAGTGGTAATTACAATACAATAGTAGCAACTAGCGGTGTAGCACAACTTAGACATAGCGGTAATATTAAATTAAAAACGCACTCTGATGGTATACAACTACATGGTGGTTTAATAATAGGTACAAGCGGAACATTACCAGTTGTTACAGTTATACAATCATCAAGCGACTCTTTTGCTGACAATAACACAAGTATTATGACATCTGCTGCTATAGACGATAGGATAAATGCAGCTATACTAACAAAAGACAATACAGACGAAATAACAGAAGGTAGTAGTAATTTATATTTTACTAATGAGAGGGTAGACGATAGAGTTAACGCTTTACTAACAGCAGGTTCAAATATCACATTAACTTATGATGATGCTGGTAACGCATTAACTATAGCTGCAACTCAACTAACTAACGAGCAAGTTCAAGATGTTATTGGTAGCATGCTTGGTGGTGATGAGACTGGTGGTATTGCGGTAACATACGACGATGCTAATAATCACATTGACTTTGCTTTATCAAGTATTCCAAATAATTCTCTCGCTAATTCTAGCGTAACAATAAATTCAAACAGTTTAGCCTTAGGTGGTACATTAACTTTAACAACGCAGAATATAAGTGAAGGCACTGATAACTTATACTTTACCAACGAAAGGGTAGATGATAGAGTTAATGCTTTGGTTACAGCAGGCACAGGTATTACTTCTACATATGATGATGCAGCGGGTACGTTAACACTAGCTACGACTATAACACAATACACAAACGCTTTAGCTAGAGGTGCTATATCAGTATCGGGTAATGCGTTAAGTTATAATTCATCTACAGGTGTAATAACAAGTAATTTTGAAGAAGCACCTACATTTACAGGAACTGTAACAGCAGCTAGTTTAGATATATCTGGGGATGTAGATATTGACGGGACATTAGAAACAGACGCATTAACAATTGGTGGAGTTACATCTGTTCCTTTTGAAGCAGCAGATCATTCAAAGCTAGATGGTATAGAAGCTTCTGCAACAGCAGATCAAACAGATGCTGAGATAAGAGCTGCAGTTGAAGCTGCAACGGACTCTAACGTGTTTACTGACGCTGATCATACAAAATTAAACGCTATTGAAGCTTCGGCTGATGTAACAGATACAACTAATGTAACTGCGGCAGGCGCGTTAATGGATAGCGAATTAACAGATTTAGCAGCAGTAAAAGCTATTAACCAAGGACTAACCACATCTTCAAATGTTTCATTTGGTAATATAACAACAACAGGATATTTAAGAGGACCAGCAAGTTTTACTATAGATCCAGCAGCACATGGTGATAACACAGGAACACTTGTTATAGCTGGTAACCTACAGGTAGATGGTACAACTACAACAATTAATTCTACTACTGTAGCAATAGACGATCTTAACTTTAGCATTGCAACTGACGCAGCGGATTCAGCAGCAGCAAATGGAGCTGGTATCACAATAGGTGGAGCAGGTGCTACATTAACATATGTTCATGCAGATACTGGTTGGGCATTTAATAAAGGATTAAAA